CTGTTACTCCACCCACTCCCAGATTTTTTTCTCTCAAGGCTCGTAATTGTGCGTGGCATTTCTTAGCATGATTGTTCATAACTCCATGCATGAAAGAAAACAAAACTATTTTTTTAAAAGCTTTAGCCAATTCCTTATTACCTGAAGTCCTTGACGCCGACACTTTAGACATTTCAAGTGTAAGCACAGAAACACAGACAGCATTGACTTCTTTTCTTGATCATCATTTAGGGGATGCTGACGTCGGCAGTCGTCATAATTTTAAGTATGAACATATAAATGATTTTTTTGGCACAAAAACTATTTTTGAAAAAGGTCACAAAGAAACACCAGCAAAACAAATTAAGACAATACTTGGTGGGTTTCACGCAGAGCGTACAAAAACTGGGTACAAAATAACAGATACTTATGATTTTTTCCCAAGAAAAGGTTTAACTAAAAGTGGTGAGCAGAGTGAAGAAAATGCTGGCATAACAGATATTCTTGCTTCACTTGTTTATGGGATTACAAGTGGAGAAGGACAGTACCAAACAGCAAGGATGGCTGGTGGATATTTTATACCAGAAAATCCTGATCGTAGTCCTAAAGACCCTAAACAAAGCAGTTCTTTATCTATTGATTGGGAACTTCCTCATGGTCAAGAAGTTGCCAGGAAACAGTTTGCCAGTTCAGTATTAACAGCACTAGGAGATTAACATGCCACCACGTCGACAGAACAAAGCACGTATAAACAGAATAACACAAGGTCGTACCCAAGCAGAAAAGCAAGCTGATCAGGAATCTAAAGCGTTGGCTAAATCTCGAGCTAAGTCTACACTGCCAAATCTAAACCAGCTACAGGCGAGTGCAAAGTCTATAAAACAAACACAACAAGCACTTGTTCAGAAGCCTGTCGCCGTCAATATACAAACGCCTGTATTAAAGCCGAAGATGTCACCACCACTAGCAAAAACAGGTTTTACAATTTCATCAGGTAAAAGTGGTTTCGGTGCAACGATTAGCAGTGGGTCAAACAACAAGGCTAACCTTTATAAAGATCCTAACACTGGTTCAACAATTGCAACCAAACAGGCACGAACCGATATAGCACAGGGAAAAGATTATAATATTATTGCTTCAACAGCCAGTAAAACATTGTTAGGCAAAGGCGTCCCTACACCAACGACAAAAGAACGACCAAAATTATTGGGTACATCGTTAACAGGAATGAGATTTGATGCAAAAGCTCCATCTATTTCAGCTGGTGATCTTATTGGTCAAAAGCCAAAAACGCCAGTTACGCCTGTCAGTCAAACAGGCATTACGCAATTTAGAGTAGACCCAATAGAAGAAAAACAAAAAGGCATCCTTTCAAGCCTTAGTAATTCTACACAAACAAAGACTGACCTTCTTCCTAATGTTCCAAAGATACCAACTCTTTTAACAGACCTTGCAAAGAAAAGGCGAGCAAAACAATTGAAAAGTGGTGGTGGGTTTTGGGATACCATGTTGCGATCACTTCTTCAATAACAGATAGGAATACAAAATGTCACTATACAAGAATATTAATGCTCGTAAAAAGGCTGGTACATCACGTTCAAAAGCAAACTCGACTGTTACAAAGAAAGCTTATGCAAATATGAAAGCTGGGTTTCCTAAAAAGAAAAAGAAGTAATGAAAAACGTACCTCATTATACAAAAGACGGAAAACTTTTTAAAGGCAAAACACATAAAATGCCTGATGGGTCATTACATACTGGAGCTAAACATACAAAAAATTCTCAAGTATTAAGTCATAAGAAACCTAAGAAAAAGAAGTAATGATTTATGGACCCTGTCACGGCTCTTGCTACGGCAACAACAGCATTTAATTTAATTAAAAAAGGCTTTCAGGCGTCTCGTGATGTAGAATCTATGTATGGTGACATCGGACGATGGATGGGTGCCATTTCTGATATCAACCATGCCGAACAAATGTCCAAGAACCCTCCTATATTTAAAAAAATATTTGCTGGTGCATCGGTAGAACAGGAAGCAATGGATGCATTTGCTGCCAAAAAGAAAGCACAATCCATGGAAGATGAACTTCGCAGTTGGATTAATATGGTTCATGGTCCTGATTCATGGGCTGAACTGTTACGCCTTCAAACGAAAATAAGAAAGGAACGAGCCGAACAGATTTATAAACAACAGGAGTTACGCAAGAATATTATGAATGTTGTTGGTATTCTTTTTTTAGCTACTATCGTTGGTGCGTTAATTGTATGGATTGCTTATTTATTTTATTTAAGAAAACAAGGAGATATATAATGAGTTTTCTTCATACGTTAAACAAACAGGAACGTGATACTTTACGCAAAGTTGTTAAGATGGTTCACTTTCAATACTACCCTGATGACCATAAATCAGACTATGAAGCTGATAAACTTATTGCATCATTAGGTCCTGAAGTTGTAGCTACCTTAATTAAGACAGGACGAGATCACAACATTGACAACATTTAAATACAAACCTGATGGCGACGTCTTAAAAGCCTTTATGAAAGACAATAGTTTTTTTCGTGGCTTGCGTGGTCCAGTAGGTTCAGGTAAATCAGTTGCGTGTTGTGTTGAAGTCTTTCGTCGTGCATTATCTCAAAAGAAAAACGAACAAGGCAAACGCCGTTCTCGCTGGTGTATTATCCGAAATACCAATCCACAATTACGAACAACAACAATTAAAACATGGCTTGATTGGTTTCCTGAAGATGTGTGGGGAAAGTTTCGTTGGGAAGTTCCCTATACACATTTTATTAATAAAGGAGAAGTTGAACTTGAAGTTATCTTTCTTGCCCTTGATAGACCTGAAGATGTTAAAAAACTTTTGTCTCTAGAGTTAACAGGAATTTGGGTGAATGAAGCACGAGAAATTCCTAAGAGCATTATTGATGCATGCACAATGAGGTGTGGAAGATTCCCATCTATGCGTGATGGAGGTCCATCTTGGTCAGGAATTATCTGTGATACCAATGCTCCAGAAGAAGATCACTGGTGGCCGATCATGTCAGGTGAAGTTCCTGTTCCTGATCATATACCTCGTGAAGAATCCAAGATGCTTGTCCGTCCTGATAACTGGAAGTTCTGGGTCCAGCCTTCAGGAATGAATGAACAGAAAGATGAAAAGGGTGAAGTCCTTGGCTATCAACCTAACAAGAAAGCTGAAAATCAAAACAATTTACTTGGCAGTTACTACATTAATACTGTTAAAGGTAAAACAAAATCATGGATTGATGTGTATGTTATGAACCGACTTGGCAAGATATCCGATGGAAAACCAGTGTATCAGATGTTCGCTAATGAAACTCATATTTCAAAAGAGGAATTGGCTGTTGCCGACGGCATGCCTGTCTATGTTGGTATTGACTTTGGCTTAACACCAGCTTGTGTTTTTGGTCAGAAGGTTCGTGGTCGGTGGTTGATACAATCAGAGATTGTTGCTATTGACATGGGAATTGTTCGGTTTTCAGAAATACTGCGTCAAGAATTAGCAACGAAATATAACAACAGTGAAGCTTTAATATATGGTGATCCGTCAGGTGATTTCCGTGCGCAAACCGATGAATCAACTCCCTTTCAAATACTTAGGGGTGCTGGATTAAAAGCAATACCAGCACCATCAAATGATGTAACGTTAAGAACGGAAGCTGTTAACAAATCACTTATGGCAATGACCGAAGGTAAACCAGCTTTCTTAATTGATTATCGATGTCGGCAACTTATTAAAGGCTTTGAAGGTGGGTATCAATACAGACGGATGCAAGTTTCAGGAGAACGCTTTACTGATAAACCTGAAAAAAATATGTTCTCGCACATCCATGATGCTTTACAATACTTAATGCTTGGTGCTGGTGAAGGGCGTTCTTTGTTAGGGAATAACAAACCTTTGCGATCTTTTAATGCCAAACCTGAATTCGATGTTTTTAAACGCCGTCCTAAACAAAGACGTGAAGGTCTTTGGTCGAGATTATAATTTGTGCGTGGCTAATATATAACTGATAAGATAAGGAAACAATATGTGTATTTTTTCAAGACGACCAATGACAGTTCCTGAACCTCAGGTAGACCCTGAAATCGCTCAACAGAAAGCTCAAGAAGAAGCTCGACAAAAAGAGATGAAAGAAAAACAAGACGCTCAAAAAAAGAAAGTATCCGAAGGTAAGGTAGGACGTCGCTCATTAATATCAGGGCAATCTGGTGGAATAGGATTTTACAAATGATTGAAAACACAGTTATTGCTTTGGATGCTGGTGCAGATAAAGCTGTTGATTTTCTTTTAAAGCGTTATGAAAAAGCAAAAGGAACAAGAGAAAACTGGGTTTCATTATTTGAGGAATGTTATGAGTATGCGCTACCACAACGAGAAAGCTTCTATGCTGAAAACCCTGGTCAAAGACGAGACGACAAAATCTTTGACGAAACTGCCGTGGTCGGAGTTCAGGAATTTGCATCCAGATTGCAGTCAGGCTTGGTTCCAAACTTTGCAAGATGGGCTGATTTTATTGCTGGTTCAGAAGTCCCTCAAGAACAACGTGAGAGCGTTAATGCGCAATTACAAGAGGTAACAGATTATGTTTTTGAAGTTTTACAAAACTCTAACTTTGCTCAAGAAGTACATGAATCATTTCTTGATCTTGCCGTTGGTACTGGCGTTCTTCTCTGTGAAGAAGGTGATGCTATCAACCCTGTTAGGTTTAGTGCGATCCCTTTGCCACATGTTGTGTTGGATGTTGGGCCAGATGATCGAGTTGATAACATTTTTAGAGAGCGCCAAATCCGTTGCAGTCAACTCCTTATTGCGTATCCGAAAGCTATTCTCACGCCAAAAATAATGGAACGTATTAAAACGTATCCTGAAGAAAAACATAAAATAATAGAAGTTATATATCGAGATTACTCTAAGCCAAATGTTATGGCACATAAATATTGTGTTATTGATATGCAGTTTAAAGAAAAAATTTTAGAAGAAAGTTATGAAGGAATAGGTTCTTGTCCTGTAATAGCATACAGATGGTCTAAAGCAAGTGGCGAAATTTATGGAAGAGGTCCACTTATAAATGCGTTAAGTGCAATTAAAACTACCAACTTAACAATTGAATTAATACTGGAAAATGCTCAGATGTCTATTTCTGGTATCTACCAAATGGAAGATGACGGCGTCATAAATCCTGATAATGTTTCGTTAGTTCCTGGTACTGTTATTCCGAAATCACCTGGCTCGTCTGGTCTTCAACCGATAAACTCGGCTGGGCGTTTTGATGTTGCCGACCTCGTATTAAACGATCAACGTAACAATATTAAACGTGCGTTATACAATGACATGCTGGGTGATCCCAACAGAACACCAGCAAGTGCAACAGAAATTGCTGAACGAATGGCTGATCTTTCAAGAAGAATCGGTTCTGCGTTTGGACGATTACAGGCTGAGTTAGTTACGCCAGTATTGCAAAGAGTTGTTTATATCTTAAAGAAACAAGGACGTATTGATCTTCCTGTTATTAACGGCAGAGAAGTTAAGGTACGTTCTGTATCGCCTTTAGCACAAGCACAATCACAAGCTGATATCGTTTCTGTAGATCGATTTCTTGAATTGGTGGGTGGACGTTTTGGTCCTCAGATGGTCAATCTTCTTATTGATAGTGAAGAAGCATCAATCTATCTTGCACGAAAGTTCGGTGTTCCTGATAATCTTATCCGTGATAAAACATCTCGTGAACAGATTATTCAGATGACAGCACAGATGGCACAACAACAACAGCAACAAAGTATGATGGAGCCACAAGAATAATGGCAACAGCATTGTGGCAAAGAAAAGCTGGCAAAAATCCTAAAGGTGGATTAAATGCTAAAGGTCGTGCTTCTTATAAAAGACAAACTGGTGGTACATTAAAGGCTCCTGTTAAAAAAGGCGACAATCCAAGACGAGCAAGTTTTCTTGCACGAATGGGTAATATGCGAGGACCGGAAAGAGATTCTAAAGGTAAACCCACACGACTTTTATTAAGTCTACAAGCATGGGGAGCATCAAGTAAGTCAGATGCAAAAGCTAAAGCAAAAGCTATTTCAAACAGAAATAAACAAAAAAAATCATAAAGGAAAAAACATGACAGTTAAAGTAGGTATTGATGGTTATAATCGCACTCAAGAACAGGACGAAAAGATTTCAGCTGATATGGGAGCCTTATTTGCATCGCCAAGTGGTGCATCGGTATTGCGTTATTTACGCAGTATAACAATCGAAACTGTTGCTGGACCTGATATATCCAATGAAAAATTACGTCATTTGGAAGGACAGCGATACATTATCGGTTTAATAGAAAGAAGAATAGTTCATAATCATGGAGTAAAGAATGGACGAACAAGCAACCAGCCAAGAAACAACAAACGAACCACAACAGGAAAGTCAGACAAGACATGAATGGCTTCCTGAAAAATTTGAAAACCCTGAAGCACTTGTAAAAAGTTATACTGAACTTGAAAGCAAAATAGGACAGAAAACAGAAGATATACGTTCTGCTGTTCAACAAGAAATACAAGATGAATTTTATAAAAACAGACCAGCATCTGTTGGTGAATATCAATTACCAGAAACATTGGATGAACAACTAGCTCAAGATAACCAGCTTTTAAAATGGTGGTCAGACCATGCTTTTGAAAAAGGATTATCTCAAGATCAGTTTGCCGACGGCATCAACCAGTATGCTGAAGCTTTGAATATGACAATGCCTGATCTTGATGCTGAAAAAGGTAAGTTGGGTGATACAGCTGACCAACGTATTGAAGCTGTTTCATTATTTGTTAATAAGTTTTTTCCAGAAGATATGATGCCAGCTATACAAACTTTAGCTTCAACAGCCGAAGGTATTCAAGCATTAGAAAAAATAATGGAAATGGATCGTGGAAGCACAATATCAGGTGAAGCTACTTCACCAGCATCGATTTCTCAAGCTGACCTTGAAGCTATGATGAAAGACCCTCGTTATTGGAAACCTGGTGAACGTTCACAGGAATTTGTTGACAAGGTAGCATCAGGCTTTAACAAACTGTATGGTTCGTAAACATATTGCAAGTATTGGTCGGATTGATATTGTTGAAGCAATATCTTCAGATGCTGAACATTTGCAAAATACATTAAGACCAACCGATATTCGTGAATGTCAGATACATGGTGTAACGCCATTTAAAGCGTTGCATCTTCCTTTCAAAGAAAATCGACACCATACATTAACGGCTATGGTTAATGATATTCCAATATGTATGTTTGGTACAGTTCCAATTCGTCAAGATGTTGGATCAGTTTGGTTGCTTGGTAATGATCTTATTGAAAAAAACCACGTTAGTTTTTTGAAAGCATCAAAAGAAATGATTGAACTTGTGCAAACGCATTATCCAATTATAGAAAATGTTGTTCCAGCTGACCATCACAAGACTATTGAATGGCTTATGTGGTTAGGATTTGTATTCCATACCGAGCCTGTTATTATAAATAGTTATGCTTGTTTACGTTTTGTGCGTTGTCAAGTGAT